CTACCGTTGTGTTAGAAGTTTTTTTTTACCGTCAGCAGCTACTGTCTTATCGTTTTCTTGATTCTGAAAGCTGTTGGGAGATGCAACTGGCGATGGAACAAGTATTTTATCCTCTGGATCGTCAGGATTTGGAAGCGGCCGTCCATATTTCTCCTTCGCGTAGCGCAATGTTAAAGGGAACCCCATTTTTTGTAAATTTAAATCGATATTTGTTTCCTTCAGCATATCAAGCGCTTGCGATACATCGGTTTGACAATAAGGATAGCCGTCTTGTGGACCGTAATTCGCGATGACATAAGGTTTAAAAAGATCATCAGAGATTGCTTCATCGATAACAGCCGCATCGGCTTCAACAAATTCCTGTTTAACCTCCTTCGCCATGTCCTCGCCGCCAAGTTTTCCGGGTGTGGCTTGTGACGATCCGGTATGGCCCAGGACAAGTTGTCCGTATGTATCGTCTACCCATTTCTGCAGGTCACCATAAACAAGATGGCTTGCCGCTTGCGCTGCCATTTGCACAAATGTAATATCAGATTCTTTTGAAATCACAGCCGCCGAATCTTCTGCTAATCCCTGTATTGCTGTAATCAATAGTGCCTTCTGATCCGGTTGGGATGTATCGTATTTTCCAACTCGATAGCCAAGCAAGGTCTCAGCAAATTTCAGCCACCATTTAATATCGTAGTTTTTAAAAAGATAAAGATATGTTAATGGACGCATGAGTGCGGTTCGCGCTACTAATCCACTCATTGCATTTGAATGTGCGATAATAAATCGCTGTCTTACCATCGGATCGTTCTCTATACTTACACCATCGACAGGACTATTCGCAAGTTCCTCATCGCTGAATATTCCTTTATAATATTGGATTCGATTCGGATCTATCAGCATGCGCAATTCATTCGGATCGCTATAGAGATCGGTGGCCTTTCCAAGACGGAATTTTTTCGGATCGACAAAAGTTATATCATCGAACATGTATTTTCTATCTCTCTGATTCCAGTTGATTTGATTCACAGAGTAGGCCTTGGGCACGCAATCGGCAATGTTGCCGATAATAAAATTTAAATGCCTCAAACCTTTAAAGTTAATCTGAACATCTTCTGCTATTTTCAGGTCTTTTGGAGCTGTCGAATAAGGAATAACGGTCCTATTCCTGCGGATAACCGATAATTTGCGGGCCTGAAAAACTGCCAAAAGCTTGGCATCTTTCTCTAACATCTCCGAGAACAATTCATTCTGCCGGTGAACATATCCGGAGTCGGCTTCTTCGAGAATTTCTGCAAGCCGGCGCGGTGTTAAGTGGCGTCCAGGATAATCTGAGAACCGATCGGTGATACTGACGACAGGAATTCGCTCGGTTAACTGATCGCTCAACTTCGATTTTATTTTAGATGTCGGGTTACTCTTTTTTTTCATAATGGTCCTTTGAATTTGTTCCGCGCTGTGCGCGTATCATTTTTAGGCAGCTTGCTCTCAGAGATTATAAGTGAACGACAATTTCAACTGCCGATCGCCGGTGAATGGTTGATGAAACAAAATGCCCAATGAGATCTCGTGCGTACGCGCGGCTACACCCGCACCGACACCTTCGGTATCGAGCGCAAGGAGCGGGAATTGGACGACTCCGCATATCTGCAATGGAGAAAAGGCAGCCGCCAGAGTGAGATGCAATCCTTGCTGCAGCGACAATGCGACACCGAGAGAAATGAAAGAGCCGAACCGAAGTATCGGCTCTTCATAGGCGATCATCTCGACTGACTTGACTTGCGCTGTGTCGATATAGATGCTGCCATCTTTTGCTGTGATAATTGCCGTTGAGTCTATGAGTCTATGAGCCGATGAGTCGTTGAGTCGCAAAGACTTGACGACAATGAGAACATTTTTTACGTCACTTTCAAGCATACCTTTAGGCAACCTCACAGGAGGCTTTGAAGGGTGTTCCAAAAAAGGAATTGACGCCCGGCGATAATCGTGTTTTATAATTGAAACAAAACCAGAATCTTTCGATTGGACAACCTTATTCTGTACCGTCTGTGTCGTTTTATGTTCGCAACCTCGCAAAGAAATAATGAGGATACTTATTGCCGTGATGCCGATGGATATATATTTGACAATGTCTTTCACAGCGAGAACCTTCTCAACGATCGGAGAAACAGACTTAATGAGACCGCTTATGTATTGAATTAAATTTTTCATGCTGTCACCTGTTGGTATAGTTATCCAGATTTTTTGCTGCGTTGCGCTGAGTTTCGATACCGATTGTCTTTGCAGAGGATCGCTGTGTGTTCACATCAATATCTTTTGCTGATAATCGCTGTGCGTTCACATTAATATTCTTTGCTGATCGACGTTGAGCGCCGACGTCTATTCTCTTTGCTATCCATCGCAATTTCTCCAACCACGACAAAGGTGTAATAAGAATCTCACCCAATAAGTACGAGATCCCATACATATTGCCATTCAAAGAAAGATGGAAGCCAAATAAACCCGACAAGACAGACGATGCTGAAATATCTCCGGCAATCGAAAGAGTTTGGAACATAGAGCCAGTTGCCGTTGCAAATCCGGAAGCAACTCCATTAATAGAAAGAGTCTGAAACATCGATCCGGTTATTATAGCAGACCCAGCGGCAATTCCGGCAATCGAAAGAGATTTGGAAAGAATAGCCGCTAAAAAACTTGAAGCAGATATGCCACCGCCGATAAAAACAGATCCATAAAGGTCGCCAGTAGAATACGCGACAGCAGAAATGTTTCCTGCAATAGAAAGAGATTTAGAAAGAAGAGCTGCTAAAAAACTTGAAGCAGATATGCCACCGCCAATGGAAACAGATCCACAAAGGTCGCCGGCGGAAGATGCGACAGCAGAAATATTACCAGCAAGAACAATAGTAGATGTTGCACCATAAATATAAAAACATAAATCATTTACGGCTCGAGCATACCATATTCCAGTATTATATAGTTGGACATTGTTGCCACCATGCGTAGGTGACGTCGTATCCTTTCCTACCGCAAGTGTGTTCGAGCCGTCTCCACCATTATATTCAATTTCAACGACATAATGGACTCCATTTCCTAATGGATATGTGCCATCAAAAGTAAATTCTACTAAATTTTTTGTTGTTGGAAAATTACTAGAGCCTATATCAACGGGACTGGATGTCGCCAAGACACTTCCCGTTGCGGTTCCAGTTGATCCATAGGTTCCAGTCATCGCATATAATTTTGCGTAAACATTCCCCGTTGGCGAGCCTATTTTATAACAATAAAATTTCACACTAGATAGTTTATCGCCATTGCCGGTAAAGCATTGAGCCTCTCCGATGTAAGCTGATGCGTTACAATTAGCCGATTGACTCCAATTGCTTTCACTATATGAATCAACTATCTCAGGCATCATTCATCTCAATATTATCAGTCTTCCGTGACGGTCAATGCTGCTGCTGCGAAGGAAGCAGTCGTGCCATTGGTTACTGCACGTGCCGTTGTCAATGCTGCCCAGTAAAGCAGATTGCCATTTGTTAAGGCGTCGTAAATTGCGAAGTAACCTATTATCGCCGCGCTATTCCAATCTGCGGTCGCGGTTGGAAATGTGACGGCATTATTATTGCTTGTTTGTCCGCTCGTGCCGCTCGAAGCCGTCGTTGATGCGGCTGCTTGTGTACCCGCCATGTCGGTTAGCGCCATTGCTGCACCGGCGCATATTTTTACACGCGCGTAACTGCCGGTAGCCGGTAACTCTGTGAATGATGCATCTGATGCGGCGGTGCCAAGAGCAATAAACAGCGCAGGCGCTGCCGACCATGACGCCGTTGCGCCCGTAAGCGGCAATGTTTGACCCCTAAATAAAAAGTCAATGAGCTTATTCTCGAGCCAATCGGATTTACCAGCCATCATCGCACAGGCGAATACAGGCATGCCGGTGATTTTTTTTATAACAAATGCGAATACAAACAGGATGAGTATCGCAGTTAATGAAGTTGGCACCATGATAATACTCCTTTGATTATTAGATAAATAGTTGTTGGTCGGATATTTGCCCGGACTCGCCACAACTACGCAACGTGGTGCAAACGTACGCGATTGTGAGCGTTATAAACAGGCAGATGCCGTATTTAAAATACTTTTTCATGCAGATTTTGACAGTTTTTCCTTCGTGCAAAGAGGAGGCAGAGTATAATTACTGATGAGCAGTTCCTTTCGCATCGCGTTGCTATTATTTTTTGGCAGCGTGACACGAACATTAATCTTCCGAATATTGAATTCGGCAAACAATTTCTTCACCAGTTTATGATCGTTCGAGGAAAGTAAAAACTTTCCTTTGATGCTCTTCAATTGGTCGCGCAGATCGATCCAATCCTGTTCGGTGAGGAGATCGTAATTTGAAGAACCGCCTCGCGTATCCGGATATGGCGGATCGATATAAAAGAATGTTTCCGGTGAATCATAAACGCGGATGCATCCGCGAAAGTCGAGACATTCCACATGGACACCAGCGAATCTTTCCGCTACAGCCGAAAGATATTCTCTTGAATGCGTAACAGATCGAATGCCAGATTTGGCAGTTCCAAAGTTCTTTCCCATGCCGCCGAAACTATCTGCCAGAGAAACCCAAAATACAAAAGCGCGTTCTATTTCATCAGGAGAGCGCTGTGCCTTTTTCAATTCATTCCACAGCGCTCGGCTATGCAGCCAGTGTTTTGCGCGTTCGGCAAGTTCAGCCGGCCGATGCTTGACAACACGGAAAAAGTTAGCGAGTTCTTCGTTCTTATCGTTGAAGACTTCGCCGGCACTCTTCTCTTTAGAGATAATCAGTGCAGCGGACCCGCCAAACACATCGACGTAAGTCGTGTGTGGAGGATATGCTGAAATGACGAGATGACGGATCGGCCACTTGCCGCCCGGGTATGCAAAAAGTTTGTTCATACAGTACTCCTGTGATGGTGGATGATGTGTTGTTTTTACAGCATCCGAGGAGGACGTTTGAACGATGAATAAAATTAATATTAATAACCAATGCTTCATTGTGCCACGATTCGCTTTAATAATTTTCTAAAACGTCTCTTCTGCTTCACTTTTTCTCTTTCACCGAACCAAAACTCGACATTTCCTTTTACACTCGTGCGCACATCGAAAAACAATCCGAGAAATTTCACAAAGAGGGGATGATCGAATGAGTTTAATTTTCCAAAATGGCAGCGCCTTCTTAATCCATGCCTCCAGCTCACCGGAAATATGAATGAGAGCGTTGCGATGAAAAAAGCTTTGATTCGTCTCTTCATTTTACATTCACCTTTCGGGCACGACATGTCGTGCCCCTACAAAAGAATTAATCACCATGCGCCTTTTTCAAAAACGGCTTCACGTTTTGAGACACTCTCATATGCTACTTCACCGGCGTGCGGGAATTTTTCGATCAGTTCAACACAACCGGCAAGCGTATCCGGACCATCATCACCGAGCCCGCCTGCAGAAACTTGTCCACCTTGCGGAAACGCTTTGCATTGCCGAATGAGTAATTCCTGATCCGGATCGGATTGGTCGAATGTGATAATTCCTTCTTTCACGAATGGAACGATCCGCTCGATACGGCTCTCTTTACTCTCGCCGGTGTGAACGACCTCGAAGAACGGCAGCAACTCTTTATACTTCTTTTGAAGCCGCATGTATTCGCGTTTAAGAAGGATTTGAAATCCGTTCGTTTCGACGCCGACAAGTTTTGAATGGAACTCACGCCTTTGGCGATATGTCGCATCGATCATTTCATCGATAGGTCCTTGTTGAATCCAGGCGCGACGGACCGGAATATGGATCGTGCCATCCGGCAATCCTGCAACGCCAACGGTGATGACAGCTTTGTAATCGCCGGCATCATTAGCCGATGGATCCACAAAAGTATAATTCGTGTAAGTTCGCGCTGCGAGCTGCTCGCGTGTGTGGAAGCGGAAATAATGGTCTTTAAATTTCTGGTCCCTTCGACTGCGCGGCATCATCTGCATTTCCGGTTGGAACGTTTCCGGATCATTTTTACGGTCCTGCAGAAGCTTCAATGTCGGATGTCGGAACTCCCAGGCGCTCTTCTCGCTGTCGGTAAAGCCGGCTTCTCTACATTTTTTAGCAATTGCGCGATCGTCTTTTGTTGCCAGAGGATTTTCAACGAGAGCACGGAAGATGCGTTTATTAAAATGCGATGTGTATTTTCCGGTCATCAGCTCATCTATGATATTTCCTTTGACCGTAAAATTACAAAGAAGCAACGCGCTCCAGTGAGGAGAGTTAACAGCTTTGAGAATGTCCTGCTTTACACTATCTATAAATTTCTGAACGAGTGCCGGAGAATCCGGCTTTGTCGGATCGTCAATGTCGTTTAAAATTATATGATCCGGACGATGTCCGAAATTTTCCTCGCCGCGCAGCGATTGCTCGCGTCCGTAGCCCTTCACCTTGCGGCCCGTGGTGGTTATGAAGTCACCGAACTCCCATGAGACACTTCCCTGCAATTTGCCGAAGTCATTCTTGATACGCTCGTTGATTTCCAACTCGAGCTTTATCGGAACGCATTTCGTTTCGGCTTTATCCTGCGTCTTGGCAATAATCGGGACGAACCATCGTTCGGCAAACAACAACTTATGCAGCGGATCGGCTTTGCCGAGGAGTGTATCTTTTGCGGATTCGCGGAAGGCAGCTACAATAGAAAATATATTTGGCAGCTCCGCGATCTTAAAAAATTCAGGATGAATCGGAGAGAAACCGGCATCGATTGGATCCAGCGGCGCATCCGGAGTCTTCCATATCGTCCGATACTCCTCTTTAGTTTCGCAGTAATGCGGCAGATAGGTTATGCAGAAAAAGAACTTGTCGACTTTAGCGCGAGCAATACGCGCGCGTTTTTTCTCGGCGCTGTCGTTCGGAAACGGCGTCGCTTGCTTCTGAATGCGCTGCATCAGTTCGCTATATTGCTTTTCAAAGTCTTTCTGAGTCAACATAAAACCTCACCCTAACCCTCTCCTAAAGGAGAGGAGATTGGTTATCGTTTCTTGCCGTATTTTTTACTCATTGCATTTCCAAACTCTATCAGCAGCGGTTGAATAAGCTGTAAGGTTTCATTATCTCGCTCGGCGAGGAATTCTGTCAGCTCAGAGGTCATCAGAAGCACATTGCCGTAATTGTCGACATCTTTTTGCAGCGCTTTCGCGGAGAGCATCAGCTGGCGGATTGCGTATACTTCCGATGGATTAATTTTCTTTGAAGTCTTAATCTCTTCGACCATCTGTGCCATGCGCTCTACAACGATGGCGAGCATGCTTTTTGTTGCGGAGAACGAAGTGAGTCCGATTGCTTCGCGTTCTTTATCCCAATCGTTTCCGCTTGTCACATCATCCGATTTCCATCGGTAGATTGTAGTTTCAGGGATATTGATGCGCTTTGAAATCGCGGCAACATCGAGACCTTCTTCGATGTAGAAACGTTTGGCATCGATTCGTTCGTTCTTGTGTGCCATACAACCTCACCTTTCATCGGACACGATATATCGTGTCCCTACAAAAACAAAAAAAGCCCCAACCCTCTTGTGGGGATTTGATTAATCAAATCCTTACAAAAAGATTGGGGCTCGTTATGATCCGATAACCCGGTATTAAACTATGTCTAATCTACTAACTTCTTAACCGTATGTCAATGCAAAGTTATGTCTTAGATTCGGCGGCATGACTGCATTCATGCTGTCTTGGTGCACGAGGAGTATATTCGCTCGCGAGCACATCTTGTTCCAGAAATTTCCAATGAAACTCACCGTGTCCATTATAATTAATTTCTTCGATCTTTTGCGGGTATTTTGTTTTAGATATTTTATCCAATAAGTTGATAAGGTCGTTAAGACTCGGCATCAGCATTTCTCCCCGGGTGATTTGGCACGTAAAAATGGAACTTGTCCGGACAATCTTTGTTCACGCCACTGTACCGACGCCCCGCCCCTCACGGTAAACGGGAAGGTTGCCCGGGCAAAAAACACCTGGACATCCACCCCGTGTCGGAGAGGCGAACCGGTACAGCATTTGAACGATTGTAGTATAATGAAAAAACGAAAGATTTTCAATGCTTTGCTCTTTCATCCTTATCAGAGAAAATTGTGTTCTTGATTAATTCCTTTCCACGCTCGGTCAGATCGATGCGGAGAATAAATTTGCCTCTGCGCGTTACTTTTACCAATCCGTTGTTTTCAAGATTTTCGATGTATGAAAGCACCGCATGGACAAATGGGCTGCCTTCCAATACTTCTTTACCATAGCATTCAAGAAACGGCACTACATCCTTGCATATTTTTTTTATCTCGCGGAAACTGAGTCCGTTTCTATTCTCTCGTTGCATTTCTGCGAGCATTGCATCGTCGAGTTGCTTGATTGGTTTGGTGGTCATTGTGCGATTTCCGATTTAGTGATTTGGTGATTGGTCGAATGAAGAGGAATCATAATTTCCTCGCGGCTTCGTGCACGGGCGCAAAACAGATCTCGCATAGGCATCCTTCCGGATGTCCTGCAGGACGCTTGAAATGTTTCTTCTTTTTTCCCTTGCTGCCAAGTTTTAAGCCGAGTTCAAACGCTGTGCGAATCAGCCCTTTAACCTCTTCAAATAAATAATTTTCTTCGAGAGGCATATCGGCAAAGAGTTTAGTTAGCCCCGCGTTTTGTATTTCTGTCATTTTAGTACTTCCGCCAGGATGTGATTGTAAAGCTGATCTATTTCTTCGTCGGTAGCGCCGTGCAGCGCGATTTCAGATCGTATCTTTTCTTTCAGATACGGGAACGATCGCGCTTTATTATCGACGCGCAGCAGTCCGGCCGCTTTCAAGGCGAGTCGCATATTTTTTACCTTCGTGCTGTAATCTCCGCTCGTCTTCCATCCGAAGCATTTCTCGCAGATCTGACCATGCTCCACTCCCTTTGCAAGGCTCTCCACAAAGAGGAGCGCTTTCTTTTGATCTTCCGGAAGAGCTTTGATAAGCTGCACCAATCTTTCTTTCGCTTCCTGCAGGAATTTCTTCTGCAGAGCAGCTATCGGCGCGACTTCATATTGCACGGCGCCGCCGGTCCCGCCTTTAGGAATCTGAGCAAGAACTGCCTTGGTTATCTCGGCGACAAGAATCTCTTTGTTCGGCAGTTTCTGCATCACCTCGAGTGCGATATGATCAGCATCCATCGCTTGCAATGGCAGCGACATCGGCTGAACAGTTGCGATGCTTTCCGAAACCTTGCGGACATAATCTGTCAGCTGCTGCACCTGTCCGAAGAAATCCTTTCGAATGGATTGGATTTCTTTCTGCAGTTGTTCGAGCGCGATAAGCTTTTCATCCGGAATCTGTTTTGGCATGGACGGCAGCGGAGGCAAAGTTGCCAGAAGAGGACGTTGAATTTCATCGACACTCTTTTCGCCAATTGCGATCGCCTTCGCCATTTCATCATCCAACCAGGATGGCTGCACATAAATCTTTTTGCTCCACTGCGGAGTACATGCATAAAAATGTCCGCGCTTTAATGTCATGATTTCATCTTCGGCCGGCCGCAGTTTTTTGGGGATAGGCATCTGATCTAAAGTATGCCGTACTTCATTTCGTTCGGATTGAAGTCCGAGTATCCAGGTTGAAACCTGTTTCAAAGGCGTCTTGTCGACGCCGCTCATATCCTGTGAATCGATCCAGAGGTAGTTATGATTTGTCGCGCCCTGGCGGATAAACTCTTCTGCGAGTTGCTTGCATGGATTGCCTCGCTCCTGCGGCATGAATTTCCACGCCTCGGGAATTACAACTATAACGTCGTGCATTTCCTTCAGCACGATTTCGAGCACACTTCGGATGATGAGCGATTGCAGCTCCTCGCGCAGCCGTTCAAGGTCCATGACATTGATGCCGGTTTGTAGTTCGAGTGTGTTGCTGAATGTCGTTACGGAGATCTGAGGAAGGATTAAATTTAAATATTCATCGAGCGTTGTGTACACGCTGCGGCTGAGCGAATTCGTTTTTGGATTGGCAAGCGCTGTTTCGATATTTCTTTTCACTTCCAGGAGAGAACTTGTTCCCTTGCAGGCGGTCATAATCCATGAACGCTCGAACCGCATTTTTTCTTTCAGTGTTGCCTCCAGGAGCGCGGAGACGTATTGCCAATCGGATCGCTCTTTAAAATAAGGAGGAATGCGCTGGGCGTTTGCAAACCCGCGCTCGCCGGGCTTAGTGCGAAAGACGATCGCTTTAAGATCGCTGCGAGTGATAAGCGCCTCGAGCGTCGTTGTTTTTCCGGAGAGCTGTGTGAGTCCGGTAACGATAAGATGAGAAAGAGGAACGCCGACCGCGTTGCCGGTCCCGATTTCGTACCCAAGATGAATTAATTTCATAGAACCTCCAAAAGTTCAAATCTCACAACCCATTTATCGAAGTCTCCCATGCGCCAGACTTTCCAGAGCATGTCGACTTCGTATTTTCCGATTACTTTTATATCGTGCGCTTTCAACCAGGCAAACCCTTCGGCTGCATAGTCGGAATCCGGAGCGAGCTTCGTGCTTTCAAAAACCGGATCCACCGTCAGGCGAATTTTCGCAACGGGCTTTCCTTTAAACCGCGGTTGCTTATCGTAAGCGAGACAAATATCTCCTTTATGGAATCGTATCGCATACTCCGGTTTCCAATCGCGGCGAGTGCAGGTCTTCGCGCCGGCAATGAGTGCAGGCGTTGTCCAGGCAAAAGAAATTATTTTCATATGGTCAATGATGCAAGTTCAATGGTATTTTATCGTCGTACATTGCAGCCAGTGCATCGATCCTGCGAAGATGTTCCCGCAATCGTTCTTGTTCGCGGAGAAGTCCTTCCAGCCAAGCGGGACAATTCTGCTTTGTATTTTTTAAATCGTTTTTTGCTTTTGTTACCTTCGAGGAAGTTTCATCGCCTGTCGACTTTGAAGCCTTTTTAATTACAACTCCATCGGCTTTTAAAATGTGACGCAAATTATAAACGTCTGCTTGATTGCAGACATCTAAAACTATAATTTCCGCCATGCTTTGTCCGGCTTTGATCATGTCTATCACGACTTGCCGGTCGTCATCTGATTTGAATGCCATGGTGATTCTCCTTCGGTTAGTGATTGGTGATTTGGTTATTTACTCCTCAGCAGCTTGCCGTCTTTTTCTGTGAATTCTTTTTTCTCGTCGAATGCATCCTCTCCCGAGAGTGTTTTTATTTTACCGTCGCGCTTTTCCGGAGAGCCGAACATCCTCTTCAATCTCTCCTCGCGTTTAGCAACCTCCTCACACGTTTCAGATGCTGCATGTTGGTACCCACAATTGCTGCAGAGAGGAAAGCATTTGAGACAGATCTCGCCGTGGTGCAGTTCGTTGCCGCAATCGCATTTATAGACCCCCTCTTTATCTCCCCCTCGTAAATGAGGGGGAGAAATTGGTTGCGTTGATTTTGCCGGCAGCCAGCGGTGTACGTGCTTACAAAAGACTAAATAATTGTGCTTCGTGCTCAAAATCCAATCCTCTTTGCAGCGGAAAAATGCATCGAGGCGCGCGAGCAGATCTTCTTTCTTGTAGCCGGGGATCCCAGGCATGGGACTGCGGAGAAGATCTATCGTTGCGGCGACATGGTCGGTCGAGGGTTTCCAATGCTCATGGTAACGGGCTTTGAAAAGCTCAAAGTAGCGCACGATCACTTCGCCGGCATCGTCGGTGATTTGGCTCATTGTGGGTTCTTCTTAATATTTCGCAACACCTGGTAAACTCCGCTTACTTTTTCATCACCGAGGAAACAACAGACCGGTGAGTAAACGGCTAATGCATCATTGTATGCTTTGGCTGCAATCGGCGAAGTATGTCTGTCTGTAAAGTCGATTATTCTTTCATCCAGCATGAATATTTTTAATAATTCAAGTTGAAATCCGATAGACGATAATTGTTCATCATAAACAGGCTTTAGATGCTTATGACATAAAAACGAAGAACCGGGATAGAAGATAATCTTGCTCATCCGATAATCCAGTGAACGATTAAGAGAATAATTCCGGAGCAGATGCCGGATAAAAATGAAAGAGCAAATTTTTCACGCTGAATTTGTTTCATAAAACTCTCCAGGTCTGCACCACGTTGCCGGTCACGCGGCATTTTCGCTTCACATCGGCGGTGAGTAATCCTAATTTGCGCAGATCGTTATTGCGAGCTGAGACCCAGCCGGATTCTTTGCCGAGGCGTTGCGCGATCTCAAAGTTTGTTGCGGGACCGAACTCGGCAAATGTCAGCCAGACCTTTTCGCACATTTCTCCGAGGTGCAGTTGATCATGATTGAGAAGCGCATACGCGAGCTTGCGCGTCTCAGCGCCCGTTGGAATGGACTTTGGTGCGGCTTCAAACCGGGTCTGCTGCGTGGTTGTCGGGCGAGGAGACCTCGCCCCTACGGAGTCGAATAACGGCGTTCCGCTCGTCTGTCCGAACCTTCGGATATGATCTGCGCGTAAATTATTTTTTGCGAAGCTTGTCATTTCCTATTGTGCGCATTCAATTTGATAATCCACATACTCCTGGGGCGTTTCACCTTCATTGTAGCCGTAACGTATCACATCTTCGTCGTCTCCGAGAATCCAATTATACTTATCAGATCCAAATTTACTATGGAGATATTCAATGGCTTGTTTTTTCCATTCTTCAAAAGTTATTTTTGTTTCCATATTATTTTTCCTCAGACAATCGCAAAGAGTTTTCGCAGTTTCAATATTTTCATTTTCATCACCGCTTTTAAAAGAGTCCGCCAGGCATTATTTTTTCCCGCCAACTCAACAACGTCCGCACCGTCTCGCACGAGGATAGTGCAGCAGGAACCATCATCGGCCGAGATGATGCTGACGCACTCCATCAGAATCTCCCGCCCTTCTGTCCGTTATGAGAAGAGAAAAGATTAGGAAGGACATCGCTTAATTGTAAATCGGTATTTGCAGAGATAGTGATATTGCTGCGCGTCATGTCCTCGCGCACGGAGAAACCACATCCATTGAGGATGCAAATCATTCCAACTGTTTCGCCTCCTTCAATGATCGGTGTGAAGTCATGGATGTGGTTGCAAGGTGTTTTTTGTAATTCAATCATTATGACCCCCTCTTAGTCTCCCCCTTGTTAAGGGGGAGAAATTTATTGAGAAATGTTTTGCCGGATGGGGTGAGCTTGTGCCATCTTGTTCTGTCGTATTTGCCGCTGACTATGTACCCGTCAGAGGCAAGAAAGCGAATTGTTATCCTGCAGAGGTTCGTTGGGAAGATCATTTTCTTTCTTATCTGCGCAATGATCTCCGATGGTGTAGCAACATCGCACCCGGGAGGCGTGAGCTCCTGTATAGCGCGGAGAACTTCAACTCGCGGACTTGTGCCGAGAGCGCTCTCAAAATATTTATTCATCGATCCGAATTGTTTCGCAATGATCGCGTGGATGTCCCTGCCGTCTTCTGCAAGCTCGGTGTAGGCTGGAAAGCGATGGTGCTTATTCCAAAACGCACATACAAGAAGTGTTAATTCTTCCGGCTTCCAGATATGGTAATTAGACCGCATCTTGAGCGCCGCATCGATATAGGCGGACCATGACCCAAATCTTTTCTTGACTGTCACGGCATAACCAGGAGTGAAGTCGGCAATGCGCGGCGGAGTATTATTCTTTTTATAGAACTCACATGCGGCATTGAGAAGATCTTCGTTGGTGTATTTTAATTTATATTGCCGTGGCATTTTCCGGCTCCATGATTGCCGATTCGTATGAATAGATTTCCATGACGGCAGCATTAGCAGCGGCATTCACGACCGGTTCTGGCAAATTCTTCGTCCGCTCGAGAGAAAGAATAAAGAGTTTAAACTGCTCGATGAGTTCGAGGTTGCCGATCAGTGCTAACTCGATAATTGCTGCTCCAAATCTTGTCCGCGCTTCCTGCAATTTGCGCCTGACATTATACGCGGTCACTTCTTCGACCGGTAAGAATAATGTCGACTTGGTAAGCGGATCGAGAAAGTATGCAAATACATCGGCTCCGTTTTGTGTGATCGATCTTTCGCCGATCGGTCTGGCTCCGCAGTTGCGGATGATGGTGTTGCGGCGTTCTTCTGGTGCTAATTCAATCATGGTGATCTCCTTTTATGCGGGCACAATATATTGTGCCCCTACGAAAACAGGGCGCATGCGATGCGCCCCTACAAAAATTATTTTATTCCGAAATGTTTACGGTAATCCGGCACACCGGCGAGAATGGTTTCTTCCGTCGACTTTGGAATCGATGCATCGAATGTCGGAGTTCTTTTCTCACGGTATTTTGCGCTTTCTTTCGCTAACTTTTTCTGCTGCTCTTCCTGTGCCTTCAGGTCTTTCAGGATGTCGGCAATATCCTTCGCATATTTGGTTGTGACTTTGGTGGTCAGATGAAACTCAACACCGAAGGCCTCTGCTTTACCATCTTCGAGGCGCTGCAATTCACGCAGCGCTTGCTCTTTAACGTCGGCACATATCTCTGCATGCGCTTTTTCCTTAATAAGATGTTTGGCATATAATTGGATCGCGTTCATAGAAACCTTTCCGGGCGAGGCGACCTCGCCCCTACATTTAGTGAGGGATGAGAGAATAATTGACTGTCTTTTCCTGCTGCAACTTATTGAGTCGGTTGATTTCGTGGAATAACAAAATGCGATCGCGCGTGAGCGAACGGATTTTATATAAATCCGTACCTTGATTGGCAAATGCCAGATCTGTACCGCGTATATTATAAAGCCGCACCATCTGCGCGATGGAATCGCCGCCCGCGATATTGATGAGCTGCTCAAGCCGTTCGTTGTCATACAACGATTCGAACGATGGAGCGATTGTTTTATTGCGGCGGTTGCGCAAGATTCTGGTAATCCATGCGCCGCCTATGCCGACGACGATAAGAGATAAACCTATTGTGGTGAGATCCATAAATGCTCCATTAAGAAATTGAGTGATTAGGTGATTGTCGATTTTGTGATTGGGTGATTTGTGATTTAGTGATTGTGCGACTGGGCGATTGAGAATATTTTAGAAACGCTTGCAAGTCCGGATGCGCGAATTTCAATGTGCCTTTTGCGAGTCCATCGTTGATCAGCGCGATCATGCCGTTTATTATTTTCCCGAGCTCGGCTGCGGTGCAGCTCTGTGTCGACTTCTTTTTTGTTTCTTTGAAACAGAATCCGGCAATGTCATTCCAGTTCCATCCGAGCAGGTAGCCGAGCTTCGCAATCTTCTTGTGTTCCTGTGCGTTCTTCAATTTTAAGTTGGATCCGGAGCGCATGCGATCAAGCATATTCTCCATCTGCTGCTTGATAAGATTAAGATATTCATCGTCGATGTTGGCGCAGGAATCCTTGCCGCAAATGGATCGGAGGATAACGCGGTACGTTTCATCATCGAGCGAGAGATCCCGCTTGAGAACGTGGATTCTTTGGATTAAGAGATTGCGAGATTTGGTGATTGTGCGATTCATTTATTCGTTTTCGTTTGAAAAATTCAATTGCATTAATATTGAAGAGTGTATAAGAAAAAAAGCATCGGCATCCTGGAGGGTGCTAAAATTCTGCTCGTTGATCACGAGATATGTTTCCCACCCAATCCGGCGCGTGTAAGTAACCCTGAATGGCCGCGGATATTTTCCTGTGTCCTGCTTTAGTGTCATTTTGAACGTTTCTTTTTTATTGTGTAAAATCGATTTCCGTATGAGCATATTCTCTCCTCTTTCGGGCACGACGTGTCGTGCCCCTACAAAAGCGTTTTTAATCCGCTACCATTCCTTGTGCAATCAGGATGCAGTCATCATCGATTTTCTTTTCTTCGTGCATCTGCATGACATCGTAAGCGCGTGCCATTAATACCACGAGTGTTGCGACGCCGAATTTCCGCAGCGACCAATCCCATGCTTTTTTCAATTCATCCCGCTCCAATTTGTGCGGCCAGAAATCAGCGATCTTTTTTGCTTCATCGAATCCAATGTCGCCGACTTCGCATTTCAAACTGATTCGCCGCTTGAGATAGCCGAGCACCGGATCCTGCAGGAGCTTGTTCAGCCGGCTCGTGCCGATCAATACAATAGAGCATCTCCCCTTTTCTTCACCGCCGTGTATGTCTTTCAGGATTGCGAGCGTGCGCGCTTTAAGATTATCCGCCTCGTCGATGACGAGCTGGCGCGGCTTGCGCTGCAGGTTGCGGATAATTGCGAAGAGCCGATCGTCCTGGCTGCCCGACATCTGGCTTTCGATATTCAGAGATTCACCGATGCGATGGAGAAGCGACGAAGGCGATGTCGTGCTGGTGAGCTCGACATAGCTTGAAATTTCCGGATTGAGCGCAACGAATCGCGCGGACGATTTTGATTTTCCGCAGCCGAAGTGTCCGGTGATCTCGCAGATGAGTTTTCTTTTCCACGCGAGCATCATCGTGCCGTGTATCTGTTTTACGACGGAAGTGTCGACGATAAGATTACTCGCTACCCAGTTGCGATAGAAACGGGCGAGAAGTTCGTCCATCTTTTCTTTTTCGCCCGGGTAAGAATCGCTCAGGATTTGAGATACGGTTGGAGTAGAATAGCCGATAAATTTTCCAATGTCGCGGAGTGTGAGCTCTTTCGATTCAATGAGACCGCGAAGCGTGGATTTAATTTCTTCGTTGCTCTTGCGGCCCGGATCGTCGTCTTCTAAAAGTGAGAACTTGTTAACTGTTGGTGCCATTCGTAATCCTCCTTCAGGATCGTTTTAAAACGGGCACGATATATCGTGCCCCTACAAAAAATTATTTTATGCGCTCTGCCTTATAACCTATCATCCATTTAAATGCATAAGGAGCGAGGTTGCCGAGAGGCAACTCAAAATATTCAGAGGCGTTCCAAATCATCCACCGAAATAATTGCCAGGGCGTCATCATTATTTTATCCGATCGTTCACCATTGCAAGCGAGAGCGGCGATTGTTTCGCGCGCTTGCGTGCTTCTTTTTGTTTTTCAATGTCAGCTGCTGTACTATCCAATTCATTTTTATTCTGCGCGGCTTGCTGTTCGATGCCGGTGATCATAGTGATTGTCGGTGCACTGGTCATGAGCAGCTCGCGGGAAACCGGTGAAGCATTCATCAGCTCGCCTTCCAGGAGCATCCTCTTTGCATCAGCATTCGAGATGCCTTTACGATACGTTTGAAGCTCCTTCTGCATTCCTTTTTCGCCGCGTGTGCGATCGTGCAGGATTTTTTCCCAGCCGCGTTCCGTCTGCCCGATCATTTCTTTGCTCACTGCGACTGCGGCAAATTCTCCGTCCACATAAATAGAGACCATACCCATATCGTTCGGATCGTAATACACGTCGCACGGCTTGTCGTTATAGGGCATCAGCGCATCGCTGTAGTAATCTGCGTTCTTGAGTGCAACCTGGCAGCGCCGGATTTTTCTGCCTTGCACTTTCAGCATCAGGAAGTCAAGCACACGCATATCGATCGCGCGCTGATGTGGTTGATTAGAGAGATAACATTGTATCGGCGATTGTTCGTTGAGCGAGCGGTGCACGCGGTTGTTATAAGTATTGATGCCTATAGCAACGAGCGCGTCAAATTTGTCGACCGATAAGCATGCACCTTGCTTCATTTCATCTTTAAGAGAGTCCGGTTTATTCTGGTAACGATTCCCCTTGTACCCCGGCAAATACTTTAGCATCGTTTGAATTGTCTTATACCATCTCTCCTGCTGTGCTTTCGATTGACCGTGATACGGAAGCGTGTAATGAAGTTTTGTCATGCGCTGGATACTGAGTCGTGCGGTGTCTTCGAAATCTATCTTGCCGAAAATGCGCTGCGTGTAATTGGAGCGATAATCTTTACCGTTATCGATCATAATTTCTTCCGGCACATTGACGAGCGGGATCTGCACGTATGCCGAACCGTTGAATGCTTTTATCTGCGAACCCAGAACGCCATTGCGATATGCAAGCGAAACTGTCTGCGAGTTCGGCTGCCAGGATAAGTGATACCCTATAATGAGTCCGGTGCGGATGTCGATAAAAGAAGAAATCCATCGTCGGTCGAGAACTCCTTTTTCATTCAGGACCATAAAATCGAGCTCGGTATGATCGCCGATCCAGAGCTGTCCTGGCAGGTACTGCGTGACATCGCGCGTGACGTACGGTTGCTGCTGAGATTCAAAATCATTCTTGCGCGCGCGGCCGCGGCGGACGGAAATGTATTCTTCACGCCATTGACGAAGGAAGCGGGTGATGCTCTGTTCGCTGGGAAGATCTTCGAGAGAGGCGATTTCGTGATTGGGTGATTGAGAGATTTGGTGATTTGGAGATTTGATGATTTGGCGATTTATACATCGAGCGCGGAGCGCACGATAACAACTGGAGGCGTTTACACCTTCGCGTGGATAAAGTGACTTCAAAAAGTCTTCGACAGAAAGTAATTCGCCGTTGGTCGGAACCACGACACTGAGGTCTTTCGCACTTCTCAATGAACCTTCATCGGTACGGTCGCGGCGTGTTAATAAATATTCAATTGCCTGGTGAAGCTGCGGATGGTTCGAGATCATAAAAAGTTTCTCTCGCAAAGGAAGCTCAAAAAGTTTACGCAGTTTCGTAAGATGCCGGTACATTGTCGGCAGAGCGATACCCGTTTCGGAAGCAACTTGCTCGATAGTTATTTTTTCGTTAACGAGAGAGACGATCGCATTCGTGCGAGAAATAATTTCGGACGTCAACTTAGAAATTGATACGGTTGGAATAGAAAGTTCCGAGTGACGAGTTTCGAGTGATGAGTTATGGGTTATAACTTCTATATTATTATCTATCATTGCATCTCCAGAGAGCGGATGGGCTCGGAAAAAAGATTGAGTTGATTGCGCCGCTCTGCCTCAGAGCGCCGCAGTTCGATGAGCCGTGCCTTCATAGCATGTAAAAGTCTATAGTCGTTCGTAAGGGACATGATAATTATTGCTTCGTCGTACCCAAGTTTCGCGGCGTTAGCGATGGAGCGTTCGAGACACATCTTGCGAAGCGTCGATGCGCTCTTGTGTCCGATTTTTTCCGCGATAAATTTCCAGCCGTCGAATGCCGGTTCATCTCTCCGCAATCTCTCGGTGAGTTCCCACTGTGCGATTGTTGCATAAAGTATTGTGTGAGGAATGTTCATTTCTTTGCGATAAGATTTTCAGGCGATTTGCATTGCGCGGATGGAGTGGATTGTTTAGATTGACGCAGCATGGTCAATAAATATTCTTGGACTTTCATAAAAATGCCGCCGCTTTTCATCCGTCCGGTCATAACCCAAGCCACTGAGGACTTAGGTAGCAAAGTATTATTGGTAATCTCTTTCTGGGATAAATTTAAACGGTTGGCTATAACACGCATCTCTTTATATGACAGAGGTTCCGGCAGAGGGCCGAGTGGATCCAAACAGCCGCAGAATTTACAGTCCGGGAGATGGAAAGATTCGGGGATGGGGAGATGGGTTAATTTATTTTTCGACATTGAGGAGCTCCCGATGAGAATGCTTTTTGATAGTGTGAGTTTTATTGCAGAGCGGACAATCATGTTTCGGGCGCGGTTTGGGAGCAGGAAGAACTCCGATAGAAATAAAATGAAGACGAATTTTTTTACGATTGGCTTTGGATATTTTGGAATATCGACGCGCGATATAATTAAAAACGTGACAATCATCGATGTCGATCTCGCGAGCGACACTATGCACAGATTTGCCCTTAGCGCGAATCTTTCCGGCAAGAGATGTCATTGGGAGTCCTCCGCCCACTTGGAAAATTCAAGCCCCCCTAAGGGAGGCAGGAAATGGCTTTTAGAGGGCTGCATCGGATGTCTCAACTGGTTTGGAATATGGCTTGCTGATAACCTTGTTAATCGCAGGAAGGAGCGATGGCATTTCGCCTTGGAATGCACGGCCAACTCCTCTGGCGCTTTTACCAATTCTGGCGGCAACTTCTTTTTGTTTCCAACCGTTGCCACGCATTTTCAAAAAGAGCGCCGCGCGATTCAACCGGCGTTGTTTTTTGTTTTTATGTTTCATATACTTCCTTGTAGAGTGTTCTAAAGTGAACCTATAGGAAGATAGAAAACCTTCTATCGACTGTCAAGTAAAAAATAGAAAATCTTCTATCTATGAATAAGCATGTAGAAATTGGAAAAAGGCTGCGAAAGTGGGGTATTGGTAAGTATGGGAGCGTGGGTGCATTCGCTTCTGCACTCGGAATAGTGTCAGAAGGAATATCGCCTTATCTCAGCGGCAAGGCGCGTCCCGGGAACAAGATGCAGGACAAATTACGCGCTCTCGGCTGCGACATTGATTGGCTGATGACGGGATTAGACAAAGAAGAAACGAATAAAAAATTCAGCGAGATGGTCGCGCGGATCTCTCAACAAGAACTTACGAAGGGCGAGATGGAGATTGTCGCAATTCTTCGTACATTAGAAATAGCCGAACCAATCGATTTTCATATTTACTTTGATTACGCACAAGCAGTGCAGGATAAAATTAAAAAAGGGACCGGAAAGTCGCATCAATATAAAATGGTTGCAGAGCCGCAGGTAAAATATGGTGTAACTAAAAAGAGGAGGAAATAATTATGGGACTGAGCCAATCTAAAGCAGAATATTCGTCCGAATATTCTATCAAAGGAAGTATCGTTGCGGATGCTTGTCGTGAAATAATCCAATCGATGGGATTAAAATTAAGTGAGTTCTCACCTCAGACCGGTATGATCTCTGCGAAGGCACCGATGTTTAGTATGAATGCAAATCGAGAGTTAATATTGCAGATCTCAAAATCCGGAGAAGGAACAATGGTGCATGGCAGCGCATCAGCTGCAGAGGGATTAGCAACGAGTGGAAGAGCACAGAAATTGATCACAGAATTCTTCAGCGAACTTTCTTCCCATCCGGCGCTTGCCGGTAAGTCTAAGAGCGGCTGGTAGAGACCTATAGAATTTTATTTGCATTACTGAATGATTCTCAAGGCACAATTCAAAGGAGGGTTTGTCATGAAGAAACATTTATTTTCTTTTTCACTATTCATCATTCTATTCTCAGCGATTCTCTTTTCCCAAAGTCAGGAAGATCAAATAGTCTATGTCACTCGAACCGGAAGCAAGTATCACTCAGCCGGTTGTTCCTATCTGAAGAGGAGTTCGATACCGATGAAATTGTCGGAAGCGAGCGCAAAATATTCACCTTGTTCTCGCTGTGCTCCACCCGTTCTATCTACTCTATCAAAGAAAAAATCAACTTCCAAAATTCAAAAGAACAGTTCCACGTCATCAAAAGAAACGCAGATTGGAACGACGCCGACAGGGAAGACTCTATATCAAGGACCCCGAGGAGGTATTTATCATTATAGTAAGAGCGGCCGCAAGGTCTATCAAAAGAAGTATTGAATATTTCCATTTATCTTAAAATGGACAATATGGTTCGCTTCAAAAATATTTGGGAAGCAGGTTTATTATTTGTTGTCGCCATTCTTCTTTTGGTTATTTTTCATTCATGTAAGAACGGTAGCAATTCTATTTCAACCGACAATTCAGTCCCGAATAATAATCCTGTTTCAACTGATTGCGCTGCAGCAAACAGAACCGGCGCAATTTGTAATGATGGCACCACAAGCACCGCGACTGGAAGCGGAGCTTGTTCTTCTCATGGCGGCGTTAAGAATTGGATATGTAGATAGCTATTGACTTTTAAAATACCAAATCGTACGTTGTAGCAGTATTTGAATAAGACTCCCGCTTATGCGGGAACGACATAAGCTTTAGATATTCGGTAAACCGATCATAAGGTGCCGAGTTTGTTTTCCAAATGAGGAAAGCAGACTCGGCATTTTTTTTTGTTTAAAAGTGAAAACGAAAATGCCGGAGAAAGATTTATGCGATCAAAAATTGGCTGGTTATCTCTCGGTATGTGTCTTGGCTTTATGCTTGGCGGCATTATCCTTTTCCTTCTATTTAAAAACCCTCCGGAGCAAGTACGCAAAGATGATTCAAAAGAAATCCTGGATTTCGTCATTGGAGAATGGACGAATCCGGAACCTGACTCAATTCTGGTTGCAGGTATCATCCATCGCGACAAATCCGGAATATTTCAGTTGCGGAAAATTCCAGACACAGTCCGTGCTCTGGCATCTCACATCGAAGCATATTGTAAAATTCCGAAAGGCGTGGTAATTGCACAATGGATCCTAGAATCAAAGTGGGGACTATGCAGTTTGGGAGCGGAGAATTACTTCGGAATGACATTGGCAGCGGTGAAAAAATACATGCAACAACCGAAGTATGTTATACAACAGGACAAAAGGTTTGTGAACGGAATTGCGATTCCGGAGATTGTCCGCTTTGCTCGCTTCAAAAATATTGCGGAATGTTTCAACGTGTACGGACAATACATTCAGGGTTCAAAGCTCTACGCGAACGCATTCAAACATTCGGATCAGCCGGAGAAATTTGCAATGGAACTCGCTAAGCATTACGCAGCGGATCCGGAATATGCAATAAAGCTGGTCACGCTCATGCGAAGATACAAACTGGAGTAAAACATGATCACAGGTAGAACGACATTGCTCGGACGGCAGAGAGAATATCAACTTCGCCTTGAGACTTTGAAAATTGAAATCGACACTGCAGCGAAGGGAATCATTCTTCACTTCGAGCCGCTCGATCAAGATCTCGAATATGTGAAGAACATTATACCGGAACGGTTGAAGGTGAACGTGTCGACAATCGAACGCAAGATGCGCGAGCTTAAGAAAATATCTATTGAGATTGAAGTGATAGAAAGGGAACTCGCGCTCTTTATATTCTTGCCAACACATCGATCACCCTCAGCATATTACTCACGCCCTGGCTGGAAGATCTGCTGAAGCTTTATTTAATAACCGCGGTGGTGCTTATAACGCTGACGATCAATGTGGCGTTTCGAATCAAGTGGCTGCTGGATATTATTGTTGAGCATCTCGTGCAGGCAGTGCTGCAAAAAGTATTACAAGATCAGGATATACAAAAGATTATGCATTGGAAATTTGAAGCGATGAAAAAGAAAGTAGGGGCGAGGTGACCTCGCCCGTACGGAGAATGCGATGAATAAAAAAGAAATCGTGATTTTTGGAAGCGAAACGGATTTATCCAGTCAGGTATTAAAAATCGGTCAAGCCGATCCGGTTGTACCGCTGGAATTTGACCTCCTCGTCGAAGGTGCAGCATATCCAAAAGCAAAAGACATCAATGGAAAGATTCAGCCATTTATTATCACAGCGGAGCATATTGATTCTGCCGTAAGGCATCTTGCTCAAAGACGAGAACGCGCGCCCAAAAGAGATCTCGTTGTGGACTATGAGCATCAGACTTTAAAAGACATTCAAGCTCCGGCTGCCGGCTGGATGAACGGTCTTGTCTCTATAGTACGCGATGGCAAGAAAGTATTGCGCGCACAGATGAGCGAATGGACAAGTAAAGCGAATGAATATTTAAAGAATCATGAATATCGATATGTCTCACCTGTCTTTGCTTTGAATGGAAGAGATAAAGTCACCGGCGAGATTTTCCCCTGCATGATTCTCAGTGCTGCTCTCACGAACGAACCTTTGATCGACGAATTACAGCCAATAGTAGCTAAACAATATTTTCAAACCATTTCAGGAAAGGATACCAGTATGAACGAAGTCATTAAAAAACTCTGTGCGTTTCTCGGGATTGCCGAGACCGCAGACGAACAAACGGTTGCGGCGAAGTTTACGGAATTCGCAGCGAACGTAAAGACAGCCCTGGCTGCTACGACCGAGATCGCAGCAAAAGATGTGCTCATGTATATCTCGGGCGCCAAGATCGCCATTGCCGCCAAAACCGATCTCGTAAAAGTGATCTGCGCGAAAGATGGCGCGACGATCGAGGAAGCTACCGCAATTCACATCGCTGCAAAAGAGAGCGCGGCAAAAGTAGTAACGCTCCAAACCGAACTCGATGCATTGAAAACGAAGGAAGTCAATGCGGCAGTCGACGCGATTGTTGCAAAAGGAATTACCGATGGCAAGATCACTCCTGCGACAAAAGATGCGATGCGCATTTTTGCCGCGAAAGACATAAAAGCATTCGAGACGTACCTTGCGGCCGCGCCGGTGATTCTGCCGAGCGGAAAGCTGCCTGAAGGCGGTGAACAGATCGTTGCTGGAAAAGATGGATTGACCGATGCTGACAAAGCAATCGCAGCAACCTTCAAGCTGAAACCTGAAGATGTTGCAAAATACAATCCGGCGAAGAAGTAGAAAAGTAACGAGTTTCGAGTATCGAGCAAAATAAAATATCTATTCACATTTTTAAAGGAGTTTAATATGATACACAGTTTGATTATTCTGGCGCTGCTTTTCGGAGCTGCGCTGTTGATTCAGAAGGTCACCGGCGGAACGGTGTTTCCATTTGCGATGACGGTATTGGCTCAGGACTGGACGGGTTCGGAACGCGAAGGTGAATTCTTTTCTTATCCTGTTCTCACCGGAGTATTAATTTATGAAAATGCAATCGTTGTGCTCGATGCAGCCGGCTATGCAAAGCCTGGAGTCCCCGGCACAGGTCTTATTTGTTGCGGACGATCGACGCAGCAAATAGATAATACGCTTGGTCAATCCGGCGATCTGTTTGTGCGGGTAAAACGCGGCGTCTTCGCCTACAATAACAGTGCAGCCGCAGATTTAATTGCGCAGACTGAGATCGGAGATGCATGTTATATCGTCGACGATAACACAGTCGCAAAGACGGATGGCGTTGGTACACGCAGCGTTGCTGGTAAAATTGTTGACGTCGATGCAAGTTATGTCTGGGTATTGATGCCGGGCAATACGATTTCGATCAGCGGCGATTTAGTCTCGACAAATAATCTCAGCGATGTGACGAGCAAACCCACTGCCCGCGCGAATCTCGGCGCAAACCTTGTCGCATTAACGCTCGATGTTGCTCTTCTTAATGGCACGGCAGTATATCGCATTGCATCGCCCGTTGCCGGAACGATTACGAAAATACAAACGAGTTTGAAAGCCGCTCTCGGGACCGGTAATGCAACTTTGACCGGTCAGATCGCGGCGGTAGCAATTACAACCGGCGTCGTTACATTGGTTCAAGCCGGATCAGCCGCAGGTCAGGTGAACGTGTGTTCTCCTTCTGCTGCGAATACGGTCGCGATTGGAAGCGATATTAATTTTACCGTCGGCGGTTCAAATTCGGTAGCGACGGGATGCACGGTTACAATTTTGATTGCGACATAAAAACAACCCCACCCTTCCCTCCCCTTAGAAATAAGGGGAGGAGATTGGGTGACTGGGCGATTGAGTGATGGAAAATAAAAAACAAAACAAACAATTTAAGGAGAAGCAGTATGAAACGAATTTTGAAATGGACTTTGATCGTGCTTGCGTTTGTCGCATTCTTTGCGCATCCGGCGGGCGCGGTCGGAATGCTTGCAGCGGGAATAGTTATTAATCCTGCAAACATCCAGGGACTTTATAAATCATGGAACACGATTTTTAATCAAGCGCTCTCTGCAGCCCAGCCGCAATGGCAAAAAATTGCGATGGAAATTCCATCGACAACATTGGACCAAGGATATGCATGGCTTGGCGCGTGGCCGAAACTGCGCGAGTTCATCGGCGAACGCCAGATTAAAAAATTAGCAGCAAATAATTATACTATTAGAAATAAAACATTCGAAAGCACCGTGCAGGTCGAACGCGCTGCAATTGAAGACGATCAATACGGTGTCTATGGAATGATGATGGCTGCTATGGGAACGTCCGTTCGGCTGCATCCGGATGAACTTATATTCGGATTACTCAACGGTGGATTCACTACTATAAAAAGTTACGACGGTTATACTCTTTATTCGGCCAATCATGCGAGTGGATCAAATACAGCTGTAGCCGCATTGAGTTTCGCAACCGGAGGCAGTTATGCAATTGCCAAAGCCGCTTTGGGACGTGTGAAGGATAGTGAAGGACGCCCGCTCTTCTACGGCAGCGAAAGAGATATTCTTGTTGTAGGTCCGGAAATGGATGAAAAAGCACGGACCGGTTTGAATGCTGATTTTATTTCTATTGCCAGCGGCAGCACTCAAAACAACCCGTGGAAAAATTCAGCCGACTTAGTTGTAAGTCCGCAGATCACAAGCGCAACGGCATGGTTCCTTATCCGGCCATTTGCCGGTTTGATGCCGCTCATTCATCAGACGCGTATTGCTCCGGAATTTGTCGAGAAGACAAATCCGAATCAGAGCGATCTTGTCTTCATGCATGATCTCTATATTTATGGCGTGCGTGTAAGATGGAATGCAGGTGTCGGTTTGCATCAGCTCACGTATGGTAGCACAGGCGCAAGCTAAACCCCCTCTATTTCTCCCCCTAGAAAAGGGGGAGAGTTTTAAGGATGCTGAACGTCTCGTCGGTTCCCAATAGCCGGCGGGACGGTGAGCCTCCTTCAAGTCCGGAGAGGAGTAACACCTCTCCGGATTTCTAAAAGATAAAGCGGACACGATGTATCGTGTCCCTACAAAAGCGGGCATAATATATTGTGTTCCTACAAATAAAAATATCATGTCAAAAAAAGTAGGCATATCAGCTACATGGGTCGGCAGCGTTCTTTCGCATTCCAACGCCGTGAGAGCAGCATTTCTTAGTGGCATGCCTTCAGGTTGGGATTTCGATTTGATTATCGATGCAACTAGTTATGCACAAATCAACAACCCGCCCGACTATTATAAATGTGACAATGGTAGTAATTTCGGAGAATACTTAATTGCCAATAATTATTTAATCGCTGTCGAACCCGTCTCAGCTGCTTTTTCAGATAAATTCAATATTGATCAGATGCATGATGCCGGCATCTATATTGTCGCAGGGCATGATGCAGACGATAATAATCGTTATGCTGATCCAATTACATATCCACAAGCACCACCATATCTTTATAGTGCGATTACCTGTGGATGGGGTGAAGCGTACAATACTATGTCATGGGGACCGGGATTAGAGCTTTTCGACTTTCTTTCCGATTGGTTAATAATCGGTGAGAGTATAGCGGTCGGTGTTGTTGCGTCGAAACTTGCAGCGATCATCGATGCGCATCCGGAATATAATTATTACGATGCACGCCAACATCTAAGACAGATATGCAGTCTTTATCCTCTCTGGACGGAAGCGGATGGTTTTGGACGTCCAGATATTACAAAAAATATTAATACTCTCGATTTGGGCATACCTACCGAAATTATCGCGACAAAAAGCTTGGATAATTTATCGGTGATTCTTTCCTGGGTAGACTTCAAAACTACACGCTGGATGAAGACACGAGTAACTTCTGATAGTGGAGAAATTGTTTACGAAGGATCGTTCCAATCTTGCCGATGGTTCAGTGATATAGTGGGATCGAAAACGTTTACGATCCAATCCGTTGATGTTGATGGCAATCTTTCGGCCGCATTAGCTTGCGCGAAGATCACAGTGATCGGACTTCTGCAAACAAGAATTCCAGCTGCATCGATCGAAGCGGAAGCTGCACCACAGTATGATGGTTATTGCACGCAGGATGGATCTGCCGACGGCGATATTGCACCGGCGCGGATAAGTCTCGAGCAGCTCCGCCAGCTTACCGGCGATTCTGAAACAATCGTTATTCAATCCGTCATCGATGAGGCGATAGAATGGGCTGACGATCATATAAATAGTTATGCCGCCAAAAAATATATTGTGCCGATGAATCCCGTTCCATCGAAGGTGAGAAGTCTGAGCGCAGATCTCGCGACGTTTAAATTGTTTGAAAAACGATCCATGAATACCGGCGGCGATGTGCCGGAGACATATCGTAAAATGTTCGACAATTCAGATTCCTTTTTACAAAAAGTAGCTGCTGGCAAAGCCGTAATTGATGGAGCAATAACTCCACCCGCAAGTGTGACAAACACGGGTGGATGGGTTGGCGGTAAGAAAAGAATAGAATGGTGATGAAAAAAAATGAGTGATTGGGAGATTGAGTAATCGGGTGAGTGGGAGATTGAGTGAATTGGTGATTGGGTGATTGAAAAGATAAAATGAAAATTCCAATATTTGAAAAAACAGGACGCAAGGCAGCATTTAAGGACCCGGGTGCGGGTCAATTCGGTTTTTCAATGATAACTGTCGGCAGCTCTGCGAATAATGCGATAACAAATTGCGGCGGCATAAGCAGCAATAGTTATGTTTCGCAAATGACCGGCTATAGAATATCCGCAGCGGGTGAGGGAGACTTCCGATACCTCTATGCAGATCAAATGCATGTAAAAGTTTTTGTTACAGATATAGAGCGGGCCCCGTCAAGCAGTCCGGTAGCGGCTGACTTTACAGTCCCGTCTGCAGGCGCATCATCGCCATTAGTTGTGCAAGAATTTGCCAATTTTCTCGGACATGTTTTTGCCCAGGGAGATATTGTTCGTCTGCGGATCATGAGTCGCGCTGATAATACCTCGATCACCGTTGCGGATGTATGGGGAACGGTTATGTACTCATCGAGAAATGCAAATGCAAACCCCACAACACAGACGTATAGTTTTACACGGTCTGCAGCACCCAATGCCGGCACCGGTTCCGGGACAATTCCCAAAGGAACGGTTGCGCTCGATTACGGCGTGAGCGGAAACGGATATTACGAAGTAACTGCTGTCGATGGAGTCAATGGCGCCAATAGTCCATATGCACAAACAGTAACATGGACCGGACATCCCGCAACCGGCTGCGTCGTAAAAGCAAGATTTGGAAATCTTAACGGCATCACTGATGCAGATTTTGGCGGTGCATTAACCGGTTATGGATTTTACGGAAGCAATGTGTATATAAAAGGTAAGGTTGTAATGACCAATCAAGGCTCGATTAATATTTCCGGATTTAATAATGACGCTGGTTTTATAACTGGTGGTGATCTTGGAAATAAGACATATTACAGCAGCACGGCGCCAGTCTCGCCGAGAGTAGGAGATTTTTGGTTTAACACATATGTTCCCGGTCAGTATAAAATGAACCGTTGGAATGGCACGACGTGGGATATTGTCTCGGTCTATATGGACGGTTCTGGTGTATATGCAGGAAATATCATAGCAGGGCAAGTAACGGCGGGAACATTTACAGGGTTTACATTTCAAACAGCGGCTTCGGGCAAGCGAGTTGAGATGCGAAGTTCCGACAATGAGTTGGAGTTTTTTGAGGCGAGTGGATCGAAAGTGAGAATTGGATCGAATGTCTCTTCATCTTTTCCCGGTATAACAATAACTGATGGCGTATTATTTTCTTCTACAACAGTTGATGGTTTAAATGCTATTTATGGCGTCTCGACTGGTTATCCCAATGCTTATGCAGGTGCTTTTCATGCTACTGGGAGTGGGAATAATTATGCTGTTTATGGCTATGCCATCGGTGGAACTTCCAATTATTCTTTCTATGGTGCGGCAGGCGACGTATATAATGCTGGTGCGGGAACTTTCACAGGTGCGGTCACAGGAAGTAATCTTGCAATATCGAATTGGAATACAGCTTATGGTTGGGGCAATCATGCAAGTGCAGGATATGTAACCGGCACACCTTGGACATCTTGGGCTGCACCAGCGAGTCATGGTGCAAGTTTTGGATCACATTCTGGAGCAAGTCTTTATGTCGCCGGATCGTCTGGCGGTGCAGTAACTACACAGGTATATATTATACCGATAACAATTAATGGCGTGACGTATAATCTTTATTCAACGCCCTAAGAGAAACAATGAAACTGAAACGCAATATTATTTATAAACACGAATCATTACAGAAGCATTTGCAAGGAGATTGTCTTCCGATGTCCCATTTGAAGAAAATGTATAAATCATGATACGAGTACCATCATACCAAAAGGATTGTATGAGTTCACCCTCTCCCATTCCACCTGAGATTAATATTATAGTTTTATCTATTGTGAACTCATGCTTTGATGTTACAAGATATGTTCCGATAGATTGACGAGACCAAATGAGAGTATCTGAGAATGTATTGGAGAGTATAGTTGGGACTGGAGCTTTGATTCCGTTTTGATAAACGAGCGCGACATATTCTTTGTAATCTGGTTCTTGCGGAACCGAGACAATGTTATCTTTCTCTTTGCAAGAGATGAGCAGTAAAGAAAGAACGAGAATGAATAGAGATTTTTTCATAACGACCTCCAAAATGAAGTCCGCCGCCTCTCCGAGTCTATCACCGACTAAGGAGAGAGTTACGCAGAAAGACAGCGGACATATTATTTTCAGTTTTTGTTAGGTGCATCAGTCGGTGACGAAACTCTTTAAGAAAGCTAAGAATTGGGCATGAGAAAGTCAAGTTAAAAAGGAGAAACCAATGAAACTCTCTATATTCGAACGACTTATGATCATAAACAATTTGCCGTCCACCGGCAGTATCGAAAATGCGGTCGCCTTGCCGATGATACGTGAAAAGGTGGAAATAAAAAACGATGAAGTGCGCCGCATACAATTGAGGAGTGATGGAAAATCCGGACTCACTTGGAGTGAGAAAAAAGCAAAAGATAAAGATGTTATTTTTGGTAAACTCGAGAAGTCGATACTTAAAAAACATTTTGAACACTTGAGTGCGCAAGGGTGGCTGCCGATCGGGAATTCGGTAATCATATCACTGTATTGTAAGCTCACCGGCGCGTCGGTCGATGCGATAAAAGAATCCGTGATCGAGGATAATGAGGTGGTGGAGAACCCCGTCGCAAAAACAAAGAAGTAATAATGCGATTTGGTGATTGAGCGATTGAGTGATTGGGTGATTAAACAATATGGGTAATTCAAATTTTACAAATCTCAATAGAACTCTCGGCGAGATGCTGGCGCGCGCGGGCGATCTTTCGAAACCCCTCGCAGAAATCGGGATGTTCATGAGTAGTGAAATGAAAAAGAATTTTGATGAAGGCGGCAGGCCCGATACCTGGCCGGAATCCCAGCGTGTGCAAAGACATGGCGGCCAGACGCTGCGAGATAGTGGAACGTTAAGGAACTCGATAGATTATGAAGTAACGCCGGATGGTGTTAATGTCGGGCCATCTGCAGTTGGAAGGAAGCATTTAACCGATCCGAGAATTCTTGCAGCTCTTAATTTTGGCGCTGAGATACAACATTATCAACGACAAGAAATATTTTTCCGCAAAAGAAAGTCAAGGGGAATTCACAAGGGACAATTTAAAACAGGAACGGAAGAAGATGTTGGGCTTCGTGGAATGAAATTCGGTGCGCATGCAACGAAGCTATTCCCTTACAACTATACATATGTCCCAGATGATGCGAGCGAGACAATGGGACAAATTCTATGCGATTATATTATTAGGCAGCCGTCATGATCTCGATTGCAAATACACAGGATGCGCTGATAGCGGATGTAAAAGCGAAAGTCACCGGTCTAAAAACCGTGGACGTGATGGAAGGTGAGTTTAGCGTAAAGACTCTTCAGGAATTGATTATACTTACTCCCTTCGTGATCGGATCATATCGTATGCCAAAGCCTGTTGAGACCGAACGCGATGCTGCAGGCGGAAGCGGAATATTAGAGCATCAGTTTATACTTATCGTCGGAGCTGCAACATTGCTGCGAAAATATAAAGCTCAGCGTAATTGTCTTTCGATCATAGATGACATCAGAACTCTGTACGATGGAAAAGTATTGACGGTCGATGGTGAACCGGTAATGTTTGGTTTAAAATCGATTGAACCTATCGATGGCGGCGATGGGCTTGTGGTGTATGCCGTTGTGTTCTCGGTGTATGATTGAATAAAATTGTGTGATTGAGTGATTGGGTGATTTAGTGATTAGAAAATAAAACGAGGTGAATATATGAAAACAGTACCAGGTGGTTTTAGTTTAGTAGAGTTCGACAGCGATCCGGCGTTTCCAACTGCAACTCAAATAACCAAACTTTTGAAAGCCGGCACAAGTATTGTACCAAAGACACCGACAGAAGAGTTTGCGGATGGCACGATCGGTGCTGTGCTGAAACAAATGGATATTAGCATCCGCAGTGCGAATGTAGATAATGCCGCCGGGTCCGCTTATGCATTGCTGAAGGCTGCAGAGATTGCCGCCACACCATTATATTTTCGGTTTACAACAATATTAAAGCAAGGCGCGTTGATAGATGATTGCGAGTCAGGATTATCCAGCTTTACATTCACCGGTGTAACGGTTGATGTGAGCACAGATTGTGTGGTTGGCACGCATTCGAGAATTCTAACAATAGCAGATAATGCCGGAGTCGGTGTATTGGGTGGTGTGAACTTCGATACGCCTATTAATATTAATGGGACCGTAAGGAATTTCTGGGTCAAGAGTAGTATAGATGTCCCAGCTAACCAATTGAAAATAAATTTTTATTCTCAAGCAGGTGGAACTGGACTTTTCGGATATGCATACTTACCGGCATTATCAGCTGGAGTTTGGACGCTCGTAAATATCACATTGACAATATCCTCCCCCTCTGCAACCGTTATAGCAAGTTGGGGAATTGCGCAGGTGTCGGACTTAGGTGCACTTACTTTAAAGTTCGATGATATGAGATTCGGCATTCCGAACATTATTGTAAATAATGTTTTAGCACAGGTTGAATTTGAAGAGAATGAGATCGGGAAATTTAATGCGATGAAGGTAACAGGCAGCGGAGTTGCAGTGGACGAAAGCCATTTGATAAGTTTGACTATGTAAAACTATTGAGAGATTTAGCGATTGAGTCATTGAATGATTGAGTCATTGAACGATTGAGAAGACAAGCAAATAAATAACCACAAATTAAAAGGAGCAAGTCATGATATTATTTCCAGGCGGTATCAGCAAGTTCGAATTTGCTGCGACAAATAGTTTTCCAGGCACGGAGCTTCAGGGCGTGATGAAAGAGACAAAAATCACATTCAAAACTCCGACAGAAGAAGATGCGGCTGGACGCGTCGGTTCAACCGGCAAATCGGTCGATTTTACGATCGTCTGTAAAGATCTGAATGATACACCATGGGCAACACTTCGCGGATATGAGGCAGCTTCGACACCGTTTTATGTAAAGATCACAGGTATTAATACGGCGCAATCGCTGGTGCTGAAACTTGTGATGGGTATAGTGGAGTTGCAGCCGACCGAAGTCGCCAAAAATTGGAAACGTATTCTGCTGGGATCCGGCTTCGCAGGCAGCGAGACAGATCTGTTGACGCTGACGCTGTCGTAACAATTTGCAGTGCACCTTGGAGGTGCGTCGCAAATAAAGGTAAACGGTAGGGGCGAGGTGACCTTGCCCTTACAATTATATAGGAGCTCGCATGGAACAAAAGATTTATGAAATAGGCGGACGGAAGTTTCGGTTCGCTCTCTCGCTGGATCAGGATGAATTGCTGGCGCCCATCGTTCTTGAGATGTTGAAAGAAAATTCAACTTTGCTTTCTTCATCGGCAAACGCGATGGTCGACATGCAGCAAGAACCGACATCCACATCTTTAAAAACAAATTTATTACAAATCGGCTTCGATGCGATGAAGTTGAATGCATGGGTCTATGCGAAAGGTTACGCGCAAAGGATTATGGCAACCTTATTGGTTGAAGAGGAAAAAGAATTTGATGCAAAGGATATAACTGAGAAGATGATCTTCTTTGGAAAGCAGGATTGTCGCAAAGAGGCCTCGGAGCTGGTCAATCTTTTTTTTCAGAGAAGCGGCGCCTTCGGAGTAAGTACGCCGCAATCTTTGACCAGTCCGATGATGAGTTAGATTGCCCCGTTAGCTCGCAGGACCGGATTGCCTATGAGCTTTCCGGCAACGACGGCACAAAGTTCAATCTGGTGAAGAAAATGAATCTTGAAGATATTTATAAACAGTTATTTATTATGCAAGAAAAAGCAGAACGAAGACCGGCAAAAAATGAAGAGTGATTTGTGATTTGGAGATTGAGTGATTGGGTGATTGAGGAAAGAAGATGTCTCCTGTTAGCGAAGTAAAAACAGTTTTCACAGTTGACCTGGCGCCATTTGTCGATGGGTTGAAAACTATGCTCTCGATGACGGAGACAACCGGTCAACAGCTCAATCAGCTTCTCACGGTTAATGCGAAACCACCGGATTATTCGGGACTCGAAGCGCAATTGAAGGGGCTTGCAGATCGCACCAAAGAATATGTAGGGGCGAATCAAAGCAGCATTGCTTCGAATCAGACTGCTATTCCGGTTGAACAAAATTTAACAAACGAAACCGGCAAAGCCGAAAAAGCATTATTTAAAAAATCCGATACACTGCGCGGTATGCGGCGCGAAGCAATGATGGGCATGGGAGCTTTATCATTTCTCATGATGAGTATGCAGCAAATGGGCGATAGTGCCGATGGCGCCGAGAAGAAAACCAGTTCGCTCACCAAGGGATTAAAAGAAGGCGTAGGGGCAGGATTTGAAGTGGCAATGATGCTCTTGATGGTCAATCCGGAATTGGGAGTTCTCGCAATCGCTATAGGTTTAGTTGTCACTGTCGGTATAACACTCGCCAAAGTGTTTAACGATAACACCGAGGCAATGAACCGACAAAAAGAAGCCCTCGATGAATTATCGGTAGCCATGAGGGGCGTGTCGATAACAGATTTACAATCCTATCGTGATGGCTTGCAAAAAAATATAGATATTCGACAAAAAGATATTAACCAGATGAAAGAACATCTGAAGCAGCATGGAATGATGATAGATGACGAAGGTGAGGCTTTAAAAAAATCTATCAAAAATGAGCAAGAACGTCTTGATACAGAGACTAAACTTCGTGATGCTGCCGATGCAGAATTAAAATCTAAAACAAAAAGCACTGCAGAAGCGATCGCATTTACAGTCAAAGCAGAAGTTGATGCTATTGCCGATAGCCGTAAAAAAGAACTTGCCGACGCAACGCTGACATATAATAAAGAGCAGGACGAATGGAAGGGTCATCACGATGCACTTGTCGCTTCAACCGAAAAACACAATGCGCTAATAGCTCAGATAAACAAAAAATATGACGATCAGGAAAAAGCACAAGCTGACAAGGACCAAAAGGAATCTGATCAGGAAGATCAGAAAGCCGAAAAAGCAGCCGAGCAATTAGCAAACGCAAAACAATCGGCATCGGACTCATGGTTTGAGCGCGATCTGAATACTATGCGCATCCAAGGCATCCAAAAAGGATTGACTCAGGAAGAAATCGATACACAGAGTATGACTGCACAGCGAGCGCGATTGCAAAACAGTCTCAATGTGCTCAATGCGATTATTGATGTTAACGATGCCGGGCAAATAAAGCAGCAGGCAGATCTTGCTAAGCAAATAAGTGCTATCGATGCGAAGATGGCTGCCGACAAAGCGGAAAATGCAAATAAGGTTAAGGCGATAGAACAGCAATTAGTAAGTTACGTTGCCAAACTTGCGGATGAAACAGCTAAACAAAAAGCCAAAGAAATAAAGGCGTGGACTGATGAGCATCAATACATCATTGGTCCTATGAGAGCAGGGATAGCATCATGGGCGGAAGGATTGAAAGGCGCTGCCGTGACATGGAATACTGTCTGGCAAAGTATGAAGGGATCTTTGGTAGATTTTCTTGCGGACTATGTAGCGAAATGGGCAACAGCGGCTATTGCCAATGCCGCAATTAGTGATTCAAGTGCAATTGCAAGCACCACAGCAGTCACCACCTCGATGACAACAATAGCGGCGGCGGCACTTCCCGCTGCAACATTGGTTTCGATAGCAAGTTTCGGAGCAGCAGACATAGCAGCGGATGCAGGTATGGCCACCACCTTCGCGACTTCACAAGTTCTCAGTTTGGTTCCCAAGTTTGCGCAAGGCACACCACCGGAAGGTTTTATTGTTCCACCCGGATATGACAAAGATAATTTTATGATCGGTGTCAGCTCGGGCGAAAAAGTAAATGTGCAATCCGCAATGCGGAATACTTATCTACCGACGATCAACAAACAGACGATGGCCGCTCCGGCAGCATTGAGACAGCAAGATCTGCGAGATGCAGCAGTGGAAGCGGTAAAGGCGCAGATTGCAATATCAAACCAATCCGGAGGCGCATCCGGAGGCGGTGCTGGAAACAATCAGGTGCACCTGAATGTCAATGTGAACACTGTTATTGGAACAGATCAATATGTGCGCGACAATTTAAAACCGGCATTAGAGAAGTTAATGCGAGAGCTTGGTGCTTCCTCAATTGATGAAGTGTTTATTAATAAATGGAAGAATGTTTGAACCCACCCGAACCCCCTCTTGCATCTCCCCCTAAAAGGGGGAGAGAATAGAAAAGGGGAAGAGATGAATCGTAAATGAGAAAAGCAGTTTCAGCAGATTATGATGTGTATGCAATCGCCGCCGGAAAGACGGTCCATTGGAAGGTATCGGTGAAGAAAGTCGCGGTACTCAATGAAGCGCAATCTGTGGGCACGTGGATCGATGTGACCGACCATCTCGATAATACGATGCCGGATAAAATCTCCGAATCGATTGAATTGCTGATGGGACAATTTGCGACGACGGTTTTGAGTTTTAAAGGTCTCGATATTGCATGGTGGAAGGCGAATATTTTTAATGCGACACAATATTTAGAGTTAAAAGTAGAGTTTTGGCTGAACGATTTGACCTCAGATACAATCACTCCTTTTGGCGGATGGATCGATAAGAAAAAAGACGGCAACTGGTGCGTAACGAGCGATGAGGCAACGGATACCGTTGTATTTTCAGTTGCGGGATATTTGGAATATGCAGCACGCACGAGTGCGGTTGCAATAACGATACAAATATTAGATAACAATACAGATGGTGCTTCCCTGGTTGGATTAAGGCTTGAAAAACTTTCAGGACTCTATCTCACCAGTTCCAATGTGACTTACTTCCCACTAAAGAAGGGAATACATTCTCTCCAACTAAGTTACACGGCTGGAACTCCGAATGTATGGACTGCAAGTTTAGATGGCGGCATCGAGGTAACACTTCCGACGACGAATGGGACCATTACACTCGGCAATGGAAATGGATCGGTAGGCGATATTAACGAATTTGATACACAGAAGGTTTTGATCTACATAAAGGTGTTGGAACTTCAACCATTGATTACAGCGGTAACGCAGGGAATTATCCAAAATGTAACGGGCGATGCATTGCCGCAGACATGGTTTAATCATTTTTGGGTTTTTCAATTGCTTCGAAGAATGTTCGAACAAATCGGAATTACGAATTACACGTTCGATAACTTCCGAATTAAGACGTTTGACGGTAGGCGCGTAGTATCATTTTGGGATGTTCCGCCCGGCGATAGTTATTATGATAAACCCAGTGCAATTGCATGTGACAATACGAATAATTTGCTCTGGATCGGAATCAAAGATAGAATTTATAAGCATGATTTATCAACGCATCTCTATACTCTCATTGGCACGCTACCGACCGGCTATGCCATTGTAAAATTATGGAGCGAAGATTCTGCATCCGGATTTATTTGGGGCGTTTGCCGGAATGCGGCAGGCGCGCACAAGATAGTCAGACTTGGCATATCGGGAGCTTCAATCGATACCTATACGATAACGCGCACTACAACTGTAAAAGGTTCAGAGGCGAACTTCGCGCTCGATCTGACAACACGCGGTATCTTTTATCTTAATTGGGTTACATATATCACGACGAATCTTTTTCTTCTAAACACTCTCACGGAAGTGACTCACACAACGGCTGATGCAAGCGGTCAATCGTTGAACTGGCCTGCATTCTGCGATGGCTCGGGGAATTATTATTATCAGATAATTTTTAGTACTGATTTTACAAAAGTATCATATAGTGGCGGGACATTTCATTTAACCACAATGCATGCTCATTGCGATGTTCCGATTCTCAGGGCGGTGTATTCTCACACGCTTGGATTGTGGATGGGAGCAAAGTGTTACCTGGCGGATTACGAGACCATATTCACTACATACTGGGAGTTTGTGAAATGGGACCCAGTGGCAAACAATTCTCTTACAGACGAGTCTTCACTTGTTGACTCTTCGCAATTAGAACCGGTCGGATTTGTTGCCGCTGAATATGTTGTTCCTGGCGAAGCGAATGCATGGGTCTATTGGTTTGACAAAGGTGCCGTTCAGCAAAAAATCCATAGAATAAATAACACCACGGATGGTGATTCAGCTACCCAAATTGGTGATCCTTTGCCGGTAGGTATTAATGTCGACGAAGTAGTTTCCGCAAATCAAGTTTGTTGTGATACGGTCAACAATAGGTTAATTGGTCTTTCACTTCCCCTTGGATTGTTATTCGAATTCGCTTCTACCATCTCGATGTATATCGCAGCAGAAGCCGATTACAGTTCCACAACAATTTACGACGCATTGAAAGAGCTTTTTGGTTTCAATCTTATGCCTCGCATCAGCGGTCAGAAGCAAGCGTTTGCTTATAGACGATTCGATGAGAATGGATTGCCCGTCACAACAGGTAATACAGTAACGCTCGATGCGGACAAGGCAAAGAATATTTCAGAAGATACCGGTTATGGAGACGCTTATGATGTCGTCACTGTCGATAATGGCGTGAATAGCGTTTCGTGCGATGCAAATGGATTTGATGCGGTTGCGATGGGAGACGACAAAGAGCTTCAAGTTTCTTGCAGATTCATCGCCGATAATTTACTGAAAGACTTTGCTGATTGGTATTACAATTATTGGAAGACGAGCAAGACTCGCTATCAGGTTCCGACGCCGGTAATTCCTTTTTTCCAGTTTGAACCCTTCGATGGAGCGAACCTGGATTTCTCCGGAAAGATAAATACACTTGTAGAATCTGTGCCGGCAAGCGGACCTATTATTGGGCAGGGTATCTCGCGAGATGGAACGACTGAATTTGAGGTGGTAGTATGAGTAATCCAATTTTCGTTTTTGAAGGTGTGAAAGCCGCGACGTTGACAGCGTCTGCAGGAAGTGCAACCGGCTTCCCGACCACACAATTGCAGGACGATCGATATGATACGCTATGGAAGAGCGGATCGGCTGCACAGAATCAAACACTGCAGGCACAATTTATAATCGCAAAAAATATAGATAATGCACTAATTGCTAATCATAATCTTGCGAACTTGGGACTAACATTATTAGAGATAGACGTAGCTACAAATGGATCGGATTGGAAACAGGTGGCAACCTTAACGAGTTTTCCTGATCCATTATATATTCCATTCACTAACACTTTTAATGCATATGCACGATTAGCATTTGTAAAATCGAGCGCATTAAGTGCTATACCGCAAGTTGGGTTATTATATTTTGGTGCGCGTGCAGATATGTCGCTCTATCTTAATTCTCCTGAGCGCGGCCCCCAGGCAGATGCCGTGGTAGTAGAATCGATGAGTGGATTAAAATATGGATCATCTATGCACGGTGACCGCGAGACGTGGATGATAAACTCTAAAAGTTTGACAGCCTTGCAGCTCTATGGATGGGTTCGATTAGTGAGAGCTGTGAATGGGATGCAATATCCTTTTTGGTTCTGCGATATGGACGGCAATTGGCACTTCGTACGTTTTAAAAAGAACTATTTGCCGTGGGTCGGTAAAGGCAATGTCGCATTTCCTGTAAGTGGCATCGAGTTCGACGAGGAACGCGTAGGCATCGCAACGAGCTTGCCGGGCGGGTATACCGTCCCAGCACCGGCTTGAAGCGAGGCTGAATCGTCTTTGAACTGCCTTTGATGGTCGGTAAATTTTGCGAAAATTTGGCAGACAATATTCTTGAATCACTCCTGACAATCTGTCAAGTGTCCTAAATTGGGACTCTCAAATAATGTGATGGGTACCATGCTTTAATGTGATCGCGTACATTAATGAAGAGTCTTCCTCTTCTCTTCAATCCCTTTCTTGACACTACTACGTTTTTCTCGTACTATGCTTGTGAAAAGAGTTATTTTATCCTTTCGATTATTTCTATGGGGCAGAAGATTATTATTCAATTAGACTTCATGACGACAGTTTTTTTTGTAGACCAACCACCATTTTGGGAAACGTTGTATTTCCAGATTATGCTGATTGGTATTCTCGCTCTGATTGGATATGCATTCTATTTTCAGCGAAAGCGTCGTCGTCGATCCTTACAGCAACAAAATGTATTTACACGGCAATTGATTGATTCGATGGAAGCAGAACGAAAACGCATAGCTACT